AGAAATACAGCGAGCAGACAATCAATGCTGCGAAGATCATGCGCAGGACGCCAGAGGAGCAGCACCGTATTGAGGAGCGCGTGCGGGTCAATCGAGAGATGTCGCAGTCGATGAAGGCCGCTGGGAATGCTCGTGCAGCGAGGCAGAAGCCGAAGCCGTTAACCCCGGCACAGGAGCGAAGCAAGGCGGCAGAAGCGCGTCGTAGACGACTCATGCCGAAAACCGGCCTGGACAAGCTGACCGATGCACTGACACAGAAACCGAAAAAGAAAAAGAGGCGATAATGGCAGCGGGCACGAAGACGTTGACGGGCGGCGGCGGTAGCGAGCAGTTAGTTGCAGCCGACGCGAATCGCGACCATATCCTGATTCAGGTTCAGAGCAACCATGACGTATACCTCGGGTTCGGCGAGGATGCCGCGGACGCGACCGGCATTGGACTGCTGGAACCTGGGGCTTGGGTGAAGGTAAAGGGCCCGAAGGCCCGCGGGGCGATCAACGCTATCTCGTCCGGCAACGCAGTTGTCGGGTACGAGACAATGGAAGAGATTGAGTGTGGTCCGGGCCAGTTTGCAGGTCCGTGGCCTACGTCGTAACGGCATGGAGGGGCGCAAGGGGCAGCGTGGTAGCTGGATGTTCTTTGGTTTCCGTTTAAGGGGCAGTGAGTAATGATTGATCGTGTTTGTAGTCTGCTGCGTATGAATCCTCCGATTGTTGATAATCGTGGGATGTTGTTTAGTTCTGGGGCCACTGTTCCTACGGACGGGACGGATGGCTATCAGACTGGGTGTATCTTTCAACACACGGACGGCAGTGCCGGGACGGCCATCTACGTGAACGAGGGCTCGATTACAAGTTGTGATTTCAACGCAATCGAGACCCCTGGCGGGGCGACCCTCACGATTGCGGACCTGGCGGACGTGGCGGATGCGCTCACGACCCGGCTGCTTGAGACCGGCACGTATTCCAGTTCAGCCAGTAAGGGCGTCACGCTGTCGTCCTCGAACACCAGGCCGTTCTCGCTGTTGTACGACGACGCCGGGTCTGCGCTGTCGAGCGCGGGGGTGATTCGCGGGATGTTGTCGCGTATCCTCCTGACGGTCGACGTGGCCGGCTCGACCATCCTGCCGGCTCGTGGGCAACTGAAGCTCTTGGACGGTGTGGATACCGAGACGGGTATTTACGCGCCGGTACAGGGGTACATTGAAGTCGCCGGTACGTCTATCTCGAAAAGCGGCTCCACCTTGTCGTGTCTGTCGGCCAGCCTGGAGATCGGGACGGCGCTGACGGCCGCGAGCGGTGGCGAGGTTGCCGGTCTGCATGTCGAGACGACTGGCTCCGGGACGCTGACGGCGACCGGGACCGTGGCCGGCGTTCTGATCGATAAGGCGTCTGGTGCGGCGGATTGGCCAGTGGGCGTGTCGATCTTGAATTCGACGACCGCTATCAATATCGGTTCCTGTACCACGGGAATCAGTATGGCCGGTACGTATACGGGCAACGGAATCAACTGCACCGGCACTTTCTCGGACCATGTAATTGACATCCAGCCCGGTGCCAGCCTTGGAGACAACAAGGCCATCTACATCGGGACGTGGGGTACTGAAGCTGAATTTAATGACGGTGGCGGGCTATTGAGGATGTACGGGAAGCCCGGCGCCGGCGGCGGAGTATCTGCACAAATTTTCGTTAGGGCGCTCACTGATTGTACGAGCAGTAATTGCGCTTGCCAACTTTACGCCGACTCGGATGCCAGTACGCCTGGACCTACGAATGTCGAGGCGCTGAACTGTTTTGCTATGCTGAATGCCGGTAAGTATCTGGCGGCCAGTACGAGTTGGATGCAAGGGCTGAAGGCTATTTGGGCGAAGGTCGGGGCTAACTCAACAAGCGTCTGTAATGGCAATGCTGCGCCGCTGTGGATTGACAATCAAATTAACTGTACGGTTGGTGGTGAGGAATACGGTATCTTCGCATCTACCGGCGGTTCGAGGCCAGACGCCTTTATTGGTTTCGAGACGACCAGTTCCGGGTACGATCAACTGCTGTACTTCGATGAGACGTTCAACTCCGGCGCTGGAACGTGCATCACCACGCAATCGGTGCCTGGAACCCAGGATGCCAGGATTAATGTCTACTACGACGGTAAGCAATACTACATTCCGCTGTATCGGTAAACCATGCAACTACTAGTATCGAGTGTCCCAAGCCATCTCAGGCGATCTGGGACTGATCAAATCGTCTTGCCGGCCGGCACGAGACTCACGATCGAGACGAGCCCAGGTGGCACCGAAGTTCTCGACGTGACGGTTCCGGCTGGCAAGAACTGGAACACTTACATTATGGTAAGTGTGGATGAGACTGACGCTTAGTCAGAATTGTAACACCCGGTGCCTCGCGATCAACACGAGGCACCGGGCCCCCTTTTCCTGTTTCGAGGAGAGACGTATGAAGACGACTTTCGGTTTTCTGCTGAATTCTTTGGACGCCTGGCGTCGGCTGGTTGCATTACGGATGAAGCCAAAGGCTGCGTATGAAGTGGCGAAGTACACAAAGATGATCGGCGAGGAGTGCGATCTGGTAACGCAGCAGCGCGATGCGCTGATCCGCGACCTCACGGGTACCAAGCCCGGCGAGCCGGCTAGAATCGAGGAAGGCACGGAGATGCACGCCGAGTTCCAGCGGCAGAATGCCGAGATCATGGTGACGGAGTGTGACGTGGCCCTGGCTCCGATGCGACTGGCCGAGGTTCTGGACAGCCTGATCGAATCGGATGCGACTGCGCTCACGCCCCAGGATCTTCTCATACTTGACTTGTTCTTTTTACCAGAGGGTGAGATCGAGAACGACGAAGAGTTTTTACGGAATGAGGATGGCACGCCGAAGGAAGTGATTGACTGACGCGCTGGCTAAGAATGACACCCCGGCGGTCCAGCGTTGTGCGGGGCCGTCGGTTCTTTTTTGGGTAAGACATGGCTAAGAAACGACGCCTTAGAATACCGTTCTCGTTAGGCGGCCTGAATCGCCGGGCGGCCTTTCGGCAGCAACCGCCGTACACGAGCCCGGACATGTCGAATGTCTGGCCGATCGGTACGTTTGAGGAGCGGATGCGCGGCGGCAGCCGGCCAGGGCTCATTAAGTCGCACATCACGGACCTCGGGTCGGACGTGCGGATGCTCTACCCCATGACGCTCGCGCTGGGGGACAACTTCACGGCATGGAGCGACAACTTCGCGGGCTCCTCATTGGCGGCGGCCTGGGCCCAGGCGTCGTGGGCGTCGGACACGCCGGACATCCTGCCGTCCGCAATGGCGTCAATCAGCTATGCCACGAGCGAGGGCGAAGTGGTTCGGGACGCCCTGTCGATCGACACGACCAGCGCGTACACGGTCGAGATGTTCATCGCGCCGTACAGTAACGCATTCCACGGGAAGTACCGGCTCTATCTGCGGCTCGATAATACGACGCCGGCCTACGCAACAGACGGCGTGCAAATCGAACTGACCATGACTGGCTCGGATGGCTCGTGGTCCGGGACGCTGAAGTCCTATACCGGCTCGGTCGCGACGACTACTGACTCGGATACGGGCACAATTACGACACCGGCCCCGGGGTGGCTCTCGGCGGTCGTGAGCGGCAATGACGTGGACGTGTATTGGCACGGCACGAAGATCCTTTCCGGGACGGTCGACGCCCATACGGGCACCCGCGTCGGGTTCGGGATGGAGTGTACAGAGAGCGGCGGCATCTGCCTGGTCAACACGTTCCGGGTCCAGTATTTCTCGACCAGCACACTCAGCGGCTCACGCACGATGCTCGTGGGCTCGGCGGGCGGGAAGCTGTATTACGAGGACACATACGGCACTATGGCGGAGTTGTCTACGAATCTGACGCTCCGGAGCGACGTGGGCCTGCAATGCGTCCAGTCTGGGCAGAAGTTGTATATCGCGGATTACGGGCTCCGGGTGACAGGCACGGATGGGACGGTGAGCGGGAGCGACTTGGACGCGGCAAGCGTGTCCGATTGGACGGCTCACTCCATTAGTAAGTATGACGATGTGGTGGTCGTGTCGAACGTCGGTGGTGCGACAGTGGCGGGGACATACAAGATTTCGTCGATCGCGGCCGGGGCACTCACACTGACCTCGGCCCCAGGTGACGGGACTTGTACGTACAGGGTAGAGCGCGCTCCGAAGGTCTATGACCCGAGTGCCGGAACGCTGTCGATTCTTACGGCAGAGGGTGCCCCGACATTACAGGTGCCGACCGGCTGTCCGCTGATTACCAGGTTCTTGGACCGGATTATCCTCGGTGGCGCGGACACGGCCCCACACGTCTGGTATGCGGCCCGGCAGAGTGATGAGGACGATTGGGACTATTCGCAGACCGACAGTCAGCGGGCCGTGGCCGGTACGGCTTCCGAAGCCGGGACGCCGGGCGACCCGCTGACCTCGCTGATCGCGCACAGCGACGACTACCTGATTCTGGGCTGTCGCACTGAAGTCTGGATGATGCGCGGCGACCCGGTGTACGCGCCGGACCTGGATTCGGTCAGTCACACAGTCGGGATCATCGGCCCGGAGGCTCGGTGTATCGGCCCGGCCGGAGAGTTGATCTTCCTGACTTTGGACGGCTTATACGCCTTGCCGCCCGGCGGGAATTCGGAGCCGATTCCGTTATCACGGGAAGTGCTGCCGGAGGAGTTTAAGAACCTGCAACCGGAGACGACTACCGTACTCCTGGAATTCGACACGGAGAATCACGGCGTCCATATCTTTCTGTCGCCGGATTCATCGAATGCCAGGACGCACTACTGGTTCGATTGGACGAACAAGACGTTCTGGCCCATTACACATTCGTCGAGCCACGAGCCCTTAGCGGCCTGTGCGCTTCAGGGCACGAACGTCGAAGATTCGGCGGTTATATTGGGCGGCCGCGACGGTTATCTCCGGAGGTTTTCTGGGCTCGCCGAAAACGATTGCGGGACGGCCTTTGCGTCATACGTTGAGATCGGCCCGATTCCACTGGCGGCAGAT